ATGTCCTTAAATGGAGTCAGTGCTGCGATGCGTGAACGGGTATCGCAACAGTTAAAGGAAATTGAACGGCGGTATGGTGTGAAAGTGCTGTACGCCTGCGAATCAGGGAGTCGCGGCTGGGGATTTGCTTCGCCAGACAGCGATTATGATGTGCGTTTTTTGTATGTTCATCCGCTGGAATGGTATCTGCGGGTGGAGTCGCCGCGCGATGTTATCGAACTGCCCATCGACGACGAGTTGGATGTTTCAGGCTGGGAGTGGCGTAAGGCGCTGGGATTATTGAAAGGCGCGAACCCGACGCTGATTGAATGGCTGGACTCACCGGTGGTCTATCAGCAAGACGAAGAAACGATAACGGCGCTAAAAGCAATGGTGCCAAAGTGGTTTTCTCCGCTACGTGCGCGCTGGCATTATTATTCGATGGCACGGAAAAACTTTCGTGGTTATTTGCAGGGCGACGAAGTTCGGCTGAAAAAATACTTTTACGTACTGCGCCCGCTATTGGCTGTGCGCTGGGTCGAATCGGGTAAAGGTGTGCCGCCAATGCGCTTTGCCGAGCTACTGGCGGGAAGCGAACTTGATGCGCCGTTACGCGCAGAAATAGACGAATTGCTGGAACGTAAACAGCGCGCAGGAGAAGCGGAATATGGTCCGCGCTGTCCATTGCTACATGCGTTTATTCGTGCAGAACTGGCGCGTGGAGAAATTCCACCGATGTTACCGGACAGCAGAGACGGAGATGTTCGGGAGCTAGATAATTTGCTGTATCAAACAGTAATGCGCCGGGCATAAAGCCCGGCGTGATTTATTGCTGGTATTGCCAACTGCTGACTAAAGCGTACAAGTGGTTTGGAGAATAGCGCCAGCTTTCCTTCAGTTGCAGAAATTCAGCACAAAATTCACTGCAAAACAGGCGATCGCGCTGTTCTTTATTACCGGTAATAATTCCTAATGCTCCGCGCCAGTCATATTTCTTGCCATCATGTTTACGGAAAAAAGTTTCCACATCCTGAAGGCTGGCCTGGAGCGGCAGCATATCCCACTTATCCGCTGGCAATGGCATTATCTTTCCGCGTACACCGCGATCGCGCAGTGATGCAGAGTAACAAAGGTAACTCTTTTCACCATGCGCCACGGCTAATTCACAGTGGGAATAACTACCGTGTGTGATTTTACGGGTAAGCCAGTCAGCCAGTCGGGCAATACCACGGTGCTCTGTTCGGCCCTTATAACAAGCGAGCCAGACAGTGGTTTTACTCATGGTTGCCAGCCTGTGGAGTAATCGTAGTCGAGCACCGCCTGAATATCGTCCAGAGCTTCCACCGCCGCGATATGACGCTGGGCGTTGGCGAACAGGCGCATATCGTGATCCATTGTTACCGATTCAAACTGAGCGGCGATTTCGTTGGTTAACTCAATCAGACCGTTATTTTTAGTTTTCCACATTAAACCTGGAAGGATTTTTTTCTCCGCTCCCATTTTAGTGAGCGAGAGCTGTTGGATACGGCTATTTGTATCACTGTGGAAATGATGGTTGTTGATGATGATGTAATCGGTTGTGATGGCATCGCGTTGATTTTTGATTGCAGAGTATTTCGCCTCTTTAGCATCAGTTATGGATGGTTGCCATTTTTCACCATCCCAACGTTCAAAAGAACCTGTTGGGGAAATGATGGTGACAGTTTCAGGTAATTGGCCCAATTCTTGAGTAATAAGCTGGCTACCATCAACTTTGTTATAAACAGTTTGCCCGCGATGATCTTCAATGAGCTCCCATTTTTCATTCACCCAAACAGGAGTAAAACCTGAAACCTTTTCGGGTGGTGAATTTAATGTGCAATGATTTGGCAAACCTGTATTAGGTGCAATGTATGCATCAGACTCACCGATATATTCTTGGGTGTCTTGTGAAAAGTTATAAACAGTCAGTATTTGAGCTTCATCGGAAAATGTAAAAGTATTCATGCTAGCCTCACAATATAATTGAATGCGATATTTTTAACGGTGTTTTCGGTATTGCCGGTATTATTAATGGTTATAGAGTGGTTATGGGCCCCAAGTGCAATTGAATGTGAATGGGTGCCGAGAGTAACAGTGTGCGAATGGGAACCAATTGTAATACTATGAGCGTGTGATGGAACATTAATAGCCAAAGATGATCCGGTACCAGGGCCATATGATGTCCAGTCGCCTTGGCCCTCTGGTGAAGATGTCCCTGTTCTTACTGTTGCAGTTGCCGAGCCTGAGCCAGATGAACTTGTTTTTTTATTACCATAGTTAAATGCTGATGTAGTTTTAGTACCCAAGTCTGTTAAAACTGTGGTTTTCGTCCCTAAATCAGTATTCGAAATACTACCCGTATGGTTGTGCGATTTAACCCCATCCAGTTCAGTAGATAATATATTACGCCCACTGCTGGGTTTCCCTTTAATTATCCATCCACGCATATCAGGAATAACGCCAGATGGATATGCAATTGCCAGTTTGGGATATGAGGCTTTATTAAATGTCTGACCTGTCATCAGGGCGTAGCCAGAAGGTACAGAATCAGACGGCCAGGGAATAGGCATCCCTACAGGACAGCTTTCCGCAGCAATAGCCTTATCCATCGCTGCCTTAACCGCATTTGGTGTTGCAGCTTCCGTCGTACTGGTGCTGTTGGTCGCATTATTAAGCTTCACGACCCCTTTTTGTGTCAGCGTACTGTCGGGGATACCTGTTATTTGCCCCCAGGCATGGGTATGGCTGGCAGGTGCCGCAGCATTGGCCTTATCCATTGCGGCCTTAACCGCACTTGGCGTTGCAGCTTCCGCCGTACTGGTGCTATTTGTCGTGTTGTTAAGTTTAACGATCCCTTTCTGCGTCAGCGTACCGTCAGGGATACCAGTAATCTGATTCCAGGCATGAGTATGACTAGTGGCGGCTTTACTATTTGCCAGGTCATATGCCGCTTTTACCGCTTTTGGCGTGGCCGCTTTGGTTTCATCATCGCTATTGGTCGCATTACTCAGCAGCGTAAAACCTTTCTGCGTCAGCGTCGCATCAGGATGATTCCGTGATTGTTGATGTTCTTTCAGCGTTTCATCGACATATTCTCTGGTTGCTATAACGACTGAAGGGTCGATCAAAAGCGTCACCGCGTCAGCATTGGTCACTTCCATAACTGCGCGAATAACAATTTGCTTACTGGCACCCGCAGGTAATAGCGGTTTATAGGTTTCCGGAAATTTGCCAATAGCAACTAGTGTGCCGTCAGCATCCAGTAGCCCAACCTCGCGGACGTACCAGCCACCTACTTGTTCAGGAATAATCGTCTCTGCGATAACCCAGGCTGGATTATCAGGCGCAATTTTTAAGGTATTTAGTTGCCCACGCCAGACTTCATGCACAACTTTGGTTTGACTTTCTGTCGGCTCGACATAATGACCATTGCCATCGCCGACCACCATAGTTTGTAGGCGGATCTGTTTTTGCTCCGCCAGCGCAGAGGCAATTTTTGATTTGCCTGCGGTGGTTAATATTGTAAAAAATTCACTTGCCATACTTACTCCGGGTATACAGACATAATTTCGGTACTCCAGTATCCTGTGCCGACATGAATCGGTTGGGATTGTGTAATGCGATCAGGTTGATACGGAAAGAGATTTATGTATTCCTCAACACAGTAACCTGTCGCTAAAAATAGTGTCGATGACTGCCAAATACTCTCCGCAATAGGGGGTAATACAGTAATAACCTCCCCACCCTGGATTGCGCTGCCAATAACTGGCATTTGACTTTGGTTAATAAGCCAGATGGTAATGCTTTCAAGTTTTGAACGAACATTTTTATATTCGTGAATTAATGCGATAAGTGCATTAAATTCATCTTCATTTAATCCTTTTTCCTCTAGTGTAATATCAACCTTAAAAAAATAAGCCTTCCCCCCATATTCAAACCATTCTGAAATAGTTCCTGGTAGCGAAAGTATTTCCAGCACCCGCCGTACCGCCCAAATCGTTCCTTTATATTTATGCAGCTCAATGGCTTGCTTAATTAACTCGCGCTTCTCCCGTTCATCAGTGGTAAATAACCAACCTTCCAGCCCCTGAACGTGAAATTGTTCTGCAAGCGTAGGCAAAGCCGAAGCATCAACCAGGTCTACCAGATAAACCATCAACGCCGTCAGATCGAGTTGGGCAAAACGCTCGGCAGCGATATTTGCCAGAGTTGAAAAACGCTCATCGCTGGCAAGCGGCGGTGGCGGCAGCAATTTATCCATCGCTGACTCCGGCAATCGTGACGTCTATCGCGGTGCATTCCGCCCACTCATGCGCCTGCAAAATACGTTTTGTAGGCATATTCAGCGCAACGTCATAAACACCATCGACTTGTAACACTTTGATTATCTGGTTTGGCACAATGTCCTGTCCCAGATGTGTTTGGCGCTGTTGCGTCCAGAGGCTAATCGCTTTATGCGCCTCAGCCAGCGTTGTTTCCTGATCGGCGGTGGTAAACAGCGTGAGCTGCGCACGGATCTCATACGGCACCCTAACGGCGCATTTCGCACTTACTTTGTCGGTCAGCGGACGTTTTTTCTCCTTGCTAACCTCCAGTTCAATTTGCGCGAGCAGTTCCACGCCCGGCAGACCATTCAGCGTTAGCGGGTAGATCTCCACGCAGCCTTCTGGTAATCCTTCGTCCGGCCCCAGTACCGCGACGTCAATAATCGACTGGCTTACGGAAAGCGTATGAAAGCGGTAGGCACCATAGCTGCCCGCATTGCTGAAACTTTCCGGCGCCAGTTGGATCCGCTGGCGTAGTGCGTCATCGCTCTCTTCACCGCAGCCGCCGGTTGAGGCCGTCAGGTTGGTCACGCTGATATCGTAATAACCAATCCTGTCAACAAGGGCGCTAATCTGTGCAGGCTGCCAGCCATTGCCCGCTTCGCCTGTTGCCAGACTGGTGGCGGGAACGGCGATATGCAAACTTCCCGCCGGAATCAGAACATCTTCATCGGTAGCAAACATCACGCTGTCAGAGGCGCTGGCACGTGTTCCTTGTGGAATTAGAATGTTATTTCGATTCTTACTGGCTACCGAAAACTGCAACGTGGTTTTTGCCGGTTGTGCAGGTAAGCGGTGAACGCCCACCAGCTCACCTAAATAATCCAGCATTGGCGCGCGGGAATACGCGACCAGATTCTGTTTCGCCGCTTCCTGAATGGCGATGCGTACAAGGTTTTCACGATAGGCAAAAAGGTCAATCAGCAACCGCTCGGCCTGTGCCGGGTAGAGCTTTTTGCCGCTGGCATCTTCATACTGCGCAATCATCTCGCTGGTAATTTGCGCAGGATCGCGGTCAATAAAATCGGGTTCGGCTATCGCCATAACACCTCCGTTGAGTTGATTACGCCGTCAGCGGCGCGCCATTGCACACGTAACGTCAGATGTTCCCCGTCGATTACCGGTGTCACCTTCAGCAACCGGCAGCGCGGTTCCCACTGGCGGATGGCCTCTACCGACTCCCTTACCACATGCGGAATCGCCCGCTCGATGGGATAATCGATGTAGTGCCACAAGTTGCTGCCAAACAGCGGTCTGTGGGGATCACTGCCGCGCGGTGTGCGCAGAATGATGTGTATTGCCTGGTGAATATCATCCAGTCCGCAGACGTATTCTTCAGGCCGCTGCAAGGCTGGTTGCCAGTGCAGCGTAGAGGGGCGTGTTGTCGTGTTCATGAGGGTATTTTCGCCCTGAACAGGCGGCGGGGATATTAAAGCGATTTAAAAAACTGATTGATTAAAAAGAGAAAACCCGCCATCAGGCGGGTTAAACGTCAGTGTGAATGGTGGTTGGAGTTGCCACCGCTGTCCTGCAATGTGCCGCTGGCCTGAACGTTACCAATCACATTAACATTGCCAGTTATCGTGGCGGCGTTGCCGATGCCTCCACTTCCTGCCATGCCACCAAGCCAGGTGAGTTTTTTCATCACTGTGACGTTGCCGGTAAAGGTGCTCATGGGCGCATCTACCGTCACTGCTGCCGCTTTAACATCGACCTTACTGGCTTCAATGCTGACATCGGTGGCTTTCACATCAACAGTGTCGGAAGTCACGGTGACGTGTTGGGCTTTAACCTCAACGTTGGGCGATGTCAGGCTGGTACGGTCAATAACCTCAATCACGATTTTTTCGATGCCACCATTAATCGTAAGCTGGTGGGTGCTGCGGTCATATTCAAACGCTGCGCCATCAGAAAACTGGACATAGCGTTTGTCGCGCGATGCTACTGGCGCGGTATCTACCGTTGAATATACTGCGCCCAGCACCACGCCATCTTCACCGTTATCATCCAGCAGAACTTCCACCTGTTCGCCCATATCCGGTAGCCAGTAATCCTTATTGTCCTGAGAATTGCGCTGCAGCACCGCAAGCCAGTTACTCTTCAGATTGTCACACTCTGGTAGCGTGACCCGCACCCGAACGCTGGTTTCGTCAATATCGCTGATAATCCCCGTTTGCCGGGTTACTCCTTTCATATTGCCTCCTTACTGGCTGGTCGCTGGCCCGCGTGAAACGTCGATTTCAGTGGTATAGCCGCTGCGCACAAAACTGTGAGTAGATTTATCAATCAGCCACTGACCGGAAAGCACACCAAAATCGGTTAGCTCGATTTTATTGCCTGCCGTCAGTTCCGGGCAGCCCATCATCCTGAGCGTTCCGGTTTGTTGATATTCGTTGTGGCTGTCGAGCGCGGCGTTGGCCTTTGCCTGCGCCGCGCCAACGTCCGGCGCCCGACTGTTCAGTTTCAGCGTGTCGGCACTGGTGCCGACTCCACGGGCAGACGGCTTTTGCTGGCTGTCGTGAGTGTAGATAACCAGTTCTTTTTTCTTACTATTTTGATGCTGTACGGTGGCGTTTTTGTAGATGCGGTTAATGGTATCTTTGAAGGTGAAATGCGAAACGTCTTTGCGGTCGATCTTTTTCACCGGCGCCAGGCAGCGCAGCGTGGGTAAATGCGAAAAAATCAGCTCTTTGGTGGTCACCTTTACCGCATAGCCATATTCGCTGGCCAGGCGCTTGAGAAATCCGACATCGGTTTCGCCGTACTGTGTCACCCGGTCAATCGTCAGCGGCTCGATTTTGCCCACCAGCGTCAGGCCGTGAGTTTGCGCGATACGGCTGGCGATGGCTGAAAGCGTTGTCTCTTCAAAGCCCTGACTGTTACGGGTGCGCAGCGCCTGATTGACGGAAGTGGCGATGCCATCAATATTTACCGTGGAAGGTGGTGCTGAAATGTCAATTTTATCAATGATATATTGACCACAATCGAGCAGTTTTTCCCCCTGATAACCTATGTGCAGCGCCAGCGTATCGCCTTTGCCGGGATACCACTCTTTTATCCAGCGTCCATCGGTGTCATCCAGTGTGATCGCGATGGTATCCGACTCGTTTTTAATACTGTCCTGGTAACTGATGCTGGTGACATAAGGCGTGATGTCATAAGTGATATCTTTATGCCCATACCACAGGGTAAAAATGGGCGCGAGCGTGGCAAAGACGCCGCCAGTTACGCTTATCTCAGCCATGGTGGGATCTCCGATACGGTCTTGTTGACGGTAATGACCGGAATAATGAGCTGAATACCGGCAGGCAGTACCGGATAAATGGCGACATGTGGATTGGCGGCGATAATGCGTTCATAAGCCAGTGCATCACCGTAGTAATGCCATGCCAGGTTATCCCAGCGTTCGCCGTCGGTGGTGATATGTTCAAGGTATCGCATTACCAGCTCCTCGTAATGGTCGCGGCAGCGAGCTGAGTCACTGCGGGAGTGGTTTGCTGTACCGTTGTACGCGCCTGCTCAACCAACGTTGTGGCTTTATCGAAAGTTGCTTCGGCGATGGCGCTGGTGATGCTGCCAAACAGTTCTTGTGCATGGTCAACCAGTGTCCCGGCGTCTTCGGCACAGTCGCGGATGCCCGGCATGTTACCCAGCAATGCTTTAATCTGCGCCGACAACGCTTTTGGTAATCCTGCCAGCGTTTGCAGATCCATCGGCTGTTTAAACAGGGTTTCGATGGCATCAATAGTCTTTTTCAACGACTTAATTATCTTTTCACACTTTTCTTTTAACGCTTTGGCCTCTTTAATCAGTGCTTTGACCTTTGCCACTGTTTTTTTAATATCTTCAATGGATTGCGCCAGTTCATCGATCATCTCTTTGGCTTTGCGCATACCTTCTTCAATGGCGTTCAATATCTGATCCAACCAGGACTCCACCTTGTCCGGAAAATCGCTCGCCTTTTCGTCAATATTAGGCTCCTGGGTGGTAATCGCCGGGGGCAGGAGTGGGTTTTTCGGATCGCCGGTATACTCCTGGAGCGACATTGTTCCGCTTTGGGCAATGACATTGCCCCAGGGATCGGTGTGCTGGTGAGTGGCGGTTAACTCTGTAATTACAAACCAGCCGCGATAATCACCGTTGCCAAACACCAGCGCCATTGCTTTGTGGGCAAGCATGGCTTCACGCAGTCGATTCAGCTCTGTTGTGGGTTGGCAAAACTGGCTGTGCAGGGAAAATTCCAGCGCCAGCATGTCCAGCTTATCGCCAATAAACTGCACGCCAGGTTTGCCTTCAATACGGGCATGTGTGGCGTAATCCACGCCCATTGTGCTTTTAAAGCCGTCCCAGAATGTGACAACTTTAAATTCAATCTCACCTAAAACGGCATACATCAGGCATACCCCCGGCGCTGTTGCTGCGCCATTACGTCGTTAATCATTCTTTCCAGTTCGCGTTTACTCATCGTCAATACGTTCTGAATGTCTTTAGTGGTGTTTTGTCCGTTACCCTGCACGGTAATTTGTGGCGAAAAATTCACCTGGACTTTTCCTGGGGAACGGGAGGGTAGCGTCGCCGGTTTGGTTACGGATTTACCTGATAAAGAGGCCGACGCGGGTTTTGCCACTGGCGCCGATGACGGCGTTGTCGTTTTGCTGGATGGCGCGAGTTGTTTGCCCACTGGAGGCGTTAAAAGCGCACCGGCAACGCCTGGAACAACGGTCGCGGGGGAGACTGATGCGGTATTAGTCGTGCCTGTAACAGTCGCAGCCGATGCTTCTGTGCCGATCCCCATTGTGGCTTTTAGCCAGTCTGGCATGGCGTTTTTGACCTGATCAATAATGCCTTTCAGAGCGGGGAAAGCATTCATTATGCCGTCGGCCAGGCTAGCCAGTATATTGCTGCCGAACTCGCTAAAACTCGCAGGCATCTCAACACCAAACCAATTCATCACACCGGAAAAGGCGCTGTAGAACAGCCCCAGTGGCGACCAGTCGAGAATCAACCGGCTAATACCTGCAATGCCACCGTCAAAGGCCGTGGTAATACGTTTCCAGATGGCGGAAAAGAACCTGGTGATAGGTTCCCAGTTGCGATAAATCAGATAAGCCGCGCCCGCAATCGCAGTGATGACCAGACCAATGGGATTCATCAGTAGCACCCGGCCTAGTGAGAGAACGGTTCGACCAACCAGTTTCAATGCTCCGATCAGGCCACGACCAAGCAGTTGCGTTAGCCATTTTGCGCCGCCACCCAATGACTTAACCGCCAATAGCACCTTACTCGCTGCGCCTCCGGGCGCCAGACTTGCCCTGACTTTCAGGAAGATATCGACCAGACGAATAAACGGCGAGGCGATGAAGTTCGCGCCCAGCTTTAAAACATTCAGCGCGCCGTTAAACAGCCAAATCGCCCCGACGATTTTCGCAATGTTTTGCACCAGCGCCGGATGTTCGCGTAGCCAGGCGCTGAACTGGCGAATAACCGGCGCAAGGCTTTGCGCCAGCTCGCCAATCGCCGGCATAAGTTGTAAGCCAATGCTGAGCCATAAATCATTTAACGCCAGTTGTAACGCTTTAGTCTGTTCAATGGGCGAAGCCATTTGCGCAGAAAAGTCGGCATCAATCAGATTCTTGCTGGTGGCTTGCATGGCAGAGGCTTTTAGCTGGCGATACTCTTCCATGTTCGCCAGCATAGGGGCCAGGAATTCCACCGTTTGTGCATCGCCGAACATTTCGTCCAGATTAAACTGCGTCACCATCGATTGCAGCGCAGTGCTGCGGGCAGATAAATCTTCAATCTGCATGGTGCGTTTGAAGGTATCGAGGATCGCCGGATTCATCTTCTCAAGCTGCATTTGCACGATATGAGTCATGGCTTCGCTAACACCCATACCGTTTTGCTGATGCTCAAGCAGAGAACCTTGCAGATCGACGCCCTGGCTGGCGAACCAGCTATCGGTTTTTTTCGAAAAGGTGGTTTGCAGAAAATGGTCGAAATTCTCCGCCGCTGTACTGGCGCTGGCACCGTTTTTCATGGCGATCTGCATGGTGGCGGTCAGTTCAGCCATACCTTCCAGACCCTGAGTGCCGGTTTTACCTGCAAATTTCTCTATCCACTGCGTTTGTTCGGCAATGGCAGGCCCACCGCTTTTGGTCACGCTGTACATCATGTTTTGCGCGGCGTTGAAATTTTCCGGGGCAATATTCAGTCGATCATGAGTCGCGAGCGCGGCTTTCGCCCATGTTTCGGCGCTGTCGCGCGTGGCGGTGGCGGCTTTGGCGATCTCCGGCATATAGCGGTTGAGATCCTGCAAGGACGATACATTGCCTTCAACTAAGGTCAGAGCGGCGGACTGTAACGTGGTCTGCTGCTGGTTAAAATCCATACTCCAGTCGCGCAGATTCAGGCTGAGCGTCTCGCGAGTGGCATCACTCATCCCACCTTTGGCCGCCATATTGACCATATTGTCCTGAAACTCATACGGTAACTTCCAGTCGGGGGCTTCAACATTGAATACTTTGCTAAATTGCCCGGCAAATGTTTGGGTTTTCTCCATCAGATTAGCGCGGCTGCGGCTATTTTCCTCCAGGCGGAGAGCGGAATCGGCAAGTCGCTGCGTTAGTTTGATAACTGTCGCTTGCTGAGTAGAGAGAGTTAACAATGTTCTGGCGTTGAGTGAGCCGTAACGGGCTATTGCCTGCGTCAACGTCTCATTACGCGCCTGAAGCTGGGTAATAATATCGTTGGCCAAAATTGTTTCTCTTTAAATATTGATAATGGCCCGCTGGTTATTTTTCTAAAAAAAAGGGGCAGGGAAGAAATAAACCTGACGGGCTTGGAAAACTCGCAGACATCAGGTCTGCGAGTCATATTCGATTTTTATTTGGGCGTTGGCTTCATCCAGCCAGTTGCTAAAGTCATCGACGGTAAGGGCGTCTATCTCACTGGGCGGAAAGCGAAACCATCTTGCCAGTAACGCCATCGCTTGCCATAACAGTGGCAGATTCTGTAGCCACGCTAAGCATGGATTGAAATCGTTTCTGCAATGCCTGGTAATCCAGCAAATCCATTTCAGCTAAATCTTCTGGCACCAGTCCGGTCATTGCAGCCATTAGCGGTTCATCCCATTCTTCTGGTTTTTCGCTGATCCGGCGCGCGTTGCGCATATCTTTTACTTTCAGGCGACGTAATTGCAGAGTGTTAATTACGTCTCCCGCCGCTGAAGTAAACGGGAACTGTAAGGTATAATGTTCTTTCATTTTGTATCCTTATTGGTCATGCGGAAATCGGGGCCGTAGCCCCGAATAACTTAGCCACCGATGTTATTGCGATAGGTACTTAATTGATCCACGCCGTTAACGCGGAAAATATTCGCCAGGTAATCCAGTTCCAGTAGTGTTTCACCATCGACCACCTGTTTAATATAGGTACAACCAAAGGCGCTGCTGAATTCCGGGTTTTCATTCTGTTTAAATGTTCCCAATGGATTCTTTTTAAACATAACAGTCAAATGAGTGACTAACGCTAATTGATTCGCTTTCCCCTGGGAGTTATAGCAATCAATACTGGAGCGGCACTGTAATGCTACCGCCTGCCACGGGTTTGCCGTTTTACGCATGACGTCCTGATAAAAGGAGTTCCATTTAATTTCCCCTTCCAGTTTATCGAAACCTGCCGGGAGTTCGATTTTGCCGACCATGCCCAGTGCTTTATGCTCCTGCATAATTAAACTGACATCCGGTAATTTAATTTCGGTTGCACGACCTAAAAGGTTATTACCATCGAGATAAATATTGGCATTGGTAATACGGTTAATTTGAATTTTTCCAGCCATTAGCTATTGCTCTCCAGAGAGACTAAATATTCAGAGGTAATTTCAGTTTCAAACGTCAGACGTTCCAGCGGCGGTGGCGGGGTGAATTTATAGCTCAGCAATAAATGCCCGGCACTGAGTTCGGTCGGTGAATTTCGCGCCGGATCGTACCAGCACTCAAAGCCAAGCAGTGCGCCGTCGGCAATCAGCTTACGGCCCCAGGTATTTACCGACTCGGTCAGGGCATCAATTAGCGCCTGATTAATCGGCATATCGATATACTGCTGGCTGAAATAACGGATCGACTCGTTAATCACATCACCCGTGCGGCGAACGTTTTCAAAGTTACGCATATGGGTCACGGTTGGCCATGCCGCAGTGCGGTTGCCCCATAAACGCAGACCAGAGCCGTAACTATTGAAAACTGTGGTAATGCCGTTTTCGTTGAGCTGATTCACTTCACTTTGCGGGTCATCAACCATTGCGGAAAGTGAACGTTCGATACCGATAATGCCCTGAATTTCCTGGTTTGAGTTGCTCCACCAGAAACCTTTCTCCAGGTCTACTTTGGCACGCAGTCCGGCAGCGCGTGAAGAGAGCGGTTCGAGAACTTCCTGGTTGGTTGCGCCGTCATAAACTTTGACGTGCGGATAGCACAAACGCGCACGGTCAGAACTGGTGTTGAAGTTGATTGCGCCTTTCGAGCCGCGACCAGCCAGCACCTGCTGGAATGTAGTACCGATTGGGGCGTCAATGTAGGCGATAGCACCGAGTTTTTCCGCCTGAGCAATCAGTTCGGTGGTGACCGATTTTTGCGTACAGAAAACGGGAGCAAGCAGGATTTTGGCGTAGAAACCATACAGGTTATAGGTATCCTGTAGCAGTTTCATCCCAGTGCGATCGCCTGCGGTATTAACGGCGCCAATAATATCGGCTGCGGTAACTTTTGTTGGATCGGCCCATGAGTAATAGGCACAAACTTTCGCTCCGGCAGGGATCTCAGTCTCTGCACGAGTGATTATTCCTGTTTGTTCATCAACATGAAACGCTGTGCTGCTATACGTAGTGGCTGATGTTGAAGAGGGTTTCAGGACGACATTACGCACCGCACGATGAGCCAGTTTTGCCTGGTTGTTGGAATCAAAAGTGATACTCTCATTGCTGATGCTGGAGCCATGTTTTGCCGGATCCAGTACGTTAATCACCACCACCGTACCGGCGCCGTGGTCATAAATCGCCTTCAGCGCCTGCGGGATAGTAAAGTTAGCCTGAGTCGAGCCAAACTGCGCGGCATCGCTTTCAGAAAGGCACAATGTTGGTTTGTTTACCGGACCGCATGGTGCACTACCGATTAAAGCGATTACAGCGGATTTTACCGCTTTAACCGGGCGCGGACCGGTTTCAATTTCAATGGTTTCTACACCGTGCAGGTAATTAGCTGCCATGTACAATTTCCTCTCCGTTATTTTGTTCTTCCTGAGTGATGACAGGAGTCAGGTGATTGCGGGCAATCATGGTCATAACCCACTCGTTTTCTTCTGGCAGATCAATTTCACTGTTCGGCCACAATAAGATTTCTTGTCCGTCGGCAAGGGTGACGCCGCTTGCCGGGCCGTTGTAGATGTATTTCATTCAGTTTCCTCGTAATTAACTTCAGTAAGCAGGGTAAGGTCCGTGCTTTCCCGTTTTGCGATAAACAGCGATCTGGTCGCCATTTCCAGGATGTAGCGGCAGAAACCACCGCTCTCGCCTGCATTGATTTCTGTTTCAAGCCAAAGAAGACGCTCGCAATCAGGAAGCTGGATCCCCCCCAATGCGCTGCGTATGCGATCCAGTGCGTTTAACGCGCCACAATTTTTGCCAACAATAACGGTGGCAGTTAAACGGAGCGTTTGCTGTTGCACGAGGGCATCACTGCTTTCAGGCATGGCAAATAGAGAACCGCTATAATTAATAATCACTGTAACTTTCTGCGTCTGCGGAATATATTTATTGGCATCAACCGATGAAATAAATACGTCCATTTCGGGATTCTGTTCACGTAATCTGGTCACAACAGAATTAATTACAGATAAAATTTCCATATAGGGTGTTCCTTAATTACTGCTCACTTCGTTATCGTTGAAATGTATTCTGAAGCAGTGAAGGTGAAGAATCTTTTAATGTGATTTAGAGAAAAAATTGAATGGCTATAAAAATCCCCACACTTACGTAAAGGTGGGGATGTATTTAATAGCTGCCACGTTGTAATAGCTCTATTTTGCTATATAAGGCATCCAGCTTTGCTTCTAATACTGCCTGGCCACGAAGATAATCTTCTCTGCGGACATAATGCAGCGGAAGCTCGGCACGAAATTCGAGAAATTCTCTTTCCAGTTTCGACCAGCTTGTTTCTGATTCCCGGCGCGCGTTTTCCAGAGATTCAAAACGCTCATTAAGTCTTTTTTCAATTTGCGCTAACAGCAATTTTCCGGCAGCAAACATTAATCCAACGAAGGAAAGCATAAGGGAGATCACTTCCCAAAAATCGATACTGAGTTTCATCGGCCCCTCTGATTAGTGAAGACAGCTTGCCTGCCCCCAGAGTAAGTAGCGGGCGGCATGTTGATAGAGGATCATCTTCGGATAGTGACGATTTTCTCGCCAGTTTGCGGCACTACGCCCGGCGTTGACGTGCTCAACATGACCAAACCAGATGGTGGCATCTAACCCTTTGGATGCGGCCAGTTTTTTATCCCGATTAACCCATCCCTGACCACCGTTATAGGCGCTTAGGGTAAACGCCATACGCTGGCAGCCATTTTTCGCCGAGATGTTTTTCCACAAATGCTGGTCATATTGCACCAATGCGCGAATCGCCCAGGTTGGGTTATAGGGCTTGTTTTCACGTAGCTGTGGATACAACTGGCTTATCCATGTCGCTGTGGCAGGCATAAATTGCGCCATACCCTGTGCGCCGACGGGGGAACGCGCCATTGGCTGCCAGGCTGATTCCTGGTGCAACTGCCCGGCGAAGTCTGCCACCGGGGCGTTCAGTCCCCAGACTTCTCGTGCAGTTCGAATCAGTTCGTTTCGCCATGCCAGAGATGCTCGCGGCGGTTCAGATGCGTTAAGCGGGAAGAACGCGAACAGAGTAATTAGCGCGAGAAATTTTACCTGCATCACTAAAGTCCTAACGCGACGGAAAGGCAGACGGCTGCAACGATGATAGCCCGACGAATCATTGCCGCCGCGCAGCATCGCGCCTCTTCCCAGGGGCAAAATGAGTCAGGCCGCGCCCAGGGAAACAGACTGCGATCGAGCCAGTATCCCAGCACAGCGGCGAGCGAAACCAGACTTAGTTTATAAATGACAACCGGGATCTGTGCGGAAGATGTACAGCCGATCGCGACAAACAGCGCGACGGAAGCGACCAGCCAGCCGGAAAGACGGGGAAAAGTGACTTTTTTCATACGATATCTCCTGATAAGTGAGCGTTTAGTGTCGCCAGATCCCTCCAGTGAAGAATGAAAAAAGCTTTAATAAATAACTTTAAAAAATAGATCCTCTATAAATGAACATGCTTGCTAATAAATCCACCCATTAATAAAAGAGCAAAAGGTGTCCTGGAGAATAAGCGCGTCATTATGCAGGGAAAAGAGGATGGTGAATCGTAGGAATAGCCCATAGTCATTTGATTTTTAAAGTTTGTTTAAGAAAGTCAGCGACTGTGAGGGAAACGATCTTTTTACACTACAGGTAAAAATAATACTGTATGCACATACAGTATCGTGTAAAATGATACTCCAGTTGACAAGAAACATAACGCAAACAATATATTTATTTTGTGAATTTATGACGTTCATTAATATTAAAAATTTATATTTTTGGTGATTGTTTATTTGTTTGTTGAATGTATTGAGTAGCAGTAATGACAACTGCTTAGCGTATATCCGTGGTTTTACACGCATCGGGTCTTATACAGGATGCAAGATATATGGAGATGAAAAATGATACGAAAATCAAAAGAGATGGCCCGGACACCGGAGATCATTAACGACCTGGCGTTTCATGCATCGCAAGTTCTGATTGAGAGCATCAATCTCGACAGTTCATCGGCGGAAAATGTGGGCTTTGCCATTGCCGACCGAATGATGCGTAACTGGGGTGGGCAAAGCATTTATTTCCCGAAAGGGATCTCCGGACGGGCGTCGGAGCGTGACTACCAAATCTATAGCGAGTGCGATGGTCGCAACTACGCCGAATTAGCGAAGAAATATAATCTGACGTTGCAATGGATTTATAAGATAGTGAAACGCGTACATGCGGAAAAGCAACAGCGCCGTAGTAATTCGTAA